CTTCATCTTCTTTTACCTTTTTTAATAAACTTTCAATCAAAGTATCAACTTGATGTGATGTTTTAAATAGTTTCTCTTCCTCAGTTTCATTGTTTTCAGTAATGCCACGAGCCAAAGAGTCTAGGCCACCAAAACCAGATTTCCCGTGAAATTTTGTACGGTATGTGTTGCCATATTCTCCGGTAGCTTGGTTTTTCATGTTTTTCTTCCTGCCACCTTTCTTATATGAGGTTTGGTGGTTTTCATAAGGACCCCTCTTATAAGATGGCTTGTCATCATCACGTTTAGCAGGGGGTTCGGCCAAGAGTACGTCATCAGTTTCATCACCCCCTTCGGCACCAGGGCTCTCGTCCCCAGCAGCCATGTCTCCGGCATCACCACCCAAATCTAAATCACCGCCACCGCCTAGGTCATCTCCACCTAGGTCGCCCAAACCAGCATCACCGCCACCACCAGCTTCTTCGGCTGGTTGGCCGGCACCTTCAAGGCTAGCAGCAAACTTTTTATCGTAGAACATTTCTCTCTGCATACGAACGAATTGTTCGTCCGATAAGCCAAATAAATTCTCTGCGACCCAACGTTTTGAGAAATATCCTTCTGTTGCATTAGAAGCGACAGAGAATTTTTGATCCCAATGCTCCAGTTCTTGGAGTTCAGCAATTTTTGATGGATTGTTTAATTGCAGTTTAAAAGAAAGAAGATCATCATTTCTAAAGCCCATTGTAAACAGGTGAATTATACCAATTTTCTCTAGCTCCGCGATGACCACTCGTTGTAATCTCTGGATTGTTCTTGCGAATCTAATGTCTTTTTGAGCAAGTGTTGTTTTGTCCTCTTGTGCTCCTTCACCCATTGTAAGATAGGATTGCGGAACCTTAAGGGCTGAAAACAATTTATCTCGTAAATATTTTACATCTTCAATGGTGGCTGTCATTGCGCCACCAGGAAGGTTTTGTATGTCTGTATTTGATGTTCCGCGGATAGGAATGTAATAATCTTCTTCAATTGACAAAGGATTATAGCGAAGATCAAGTCGACCCGTTTTAGGATCGGTTACTTGGTGACGCTTCATTTGTGTCATAACTTTTTGCATGTATTGTTCTACATCTTGTGGAGGAATATTTCCAACATCAATTTTAAAAACTCTTCTCTCCGGTGCTCGAACAATGCGGTAAGCCATCATAGCATCTTCAAGCAATGTAAGCTGTCTCCAGATTCTACGAGCTGGTTCTAAAACGGATGTACCATAAGGTGCGTGTTTGTCATTACCAAGAATACGAAAATGAGCCATTTGCCAATTTTCCAAAGTCATACCAGCAGAGTTCCACTGAAATTGTACATAATTGGGGTTTGTTTCATCTTCACCCTCTAGGCGCTCAACTTCTTGGGGTGGGAGACCAATACATGCGCGAATTCCCATTTGCTCTTCAATATCTAAATAAAGAAAAAGGTCACCGTATTTACACATGGTTCTACACCAGCCAAACAAGTTGTGTTCAACATTAAGAACATTGTGAAAAAGGTTTTCTAAGATTGTTTTAATCTCATCGTTTGGACATTTAATCCTCAACATTTGCTGTAAAGAGGAGTGAGTTGTCATTTCATCAGCATAGATATCTAGCGAAGATGCACACTCCGGAGTATATTCCATTTGATCAAAATCCACATAACGTTCGGCACGATTTCTATTTGAAATCATATTAACAGTCATTATGTTCATCGGATTATATTCTTGTTTTTTGAATTGTTTTCCGGAAGCAGAAGTAAATCGGGACGCATAAGTGTCCAAGTGTCGCCTTCTTAAAGCACGACCTTGTTGTGTTCTTCTTTGTGTGATAGGGCCGGAAAACAATCTTGTTAGTGAGCGGAAAAGTCCATTCTCCGGATTATAGGGGTTTTTCCCTAAATTCTTATTTTTTTTAGCCATTTATTATCCTTTAAAAATCCAAGCAAAGTTTCTTGCGTTTTTTAACTCTTCTTTGTATTTAGTTTCGAAGTCAGCATTATACCCATCTTGACCCTTTATTGTAGTGTTCATAATGTTCTTCTTCATGTACATTCCATCAATCATCGCTTTGCGATATTCTAAATCTTTTTCCGAGACCTCTAGGGCTGTGTCTCTTACCCAACACATTATAGAAAGACACATTATAATGTCGTCATGATAAGTTCTCATTGCCTGCGGCTTACCATTGTTCCAAATAAAAGTTCTAAATTCATCAAACGCTCTAGAGGATGGAATTTTGATTATTCTGTTTCTCACAAACTCTTCAAGTTTAGCGACGATCAAAGGTCTAGTTTTCGTTGAAGTTGTAAAGCCACCGATTGCATTGTTCATAAATTCTCCCTGATTGGCATCGACAAACTCATGAGTCCCCTTCACAGAATAATAAAGATTTTCATAACCCATGTCTTTTAGTTTCTCAAACACTGAGATACCGATACCGTTATTCTCAACAACAAGGAGGCATTTCCCATACTCCATCCCAGCAGAATATAGCATTTGTGCATACATGTCTAAAGTTGGCTTACCTTGATATTCTGCCACAACTTCCATCTTATTTACATTAAGCACATGAAAAACAGAGTTGTCAGCGCCATCGCCTCTAGCAACATCGGCGACAAGCAAATAAGAAGTGCCCTCTTGGTACTTCTCCCAAATCCAAAAATTTCTATCATATCCTGTCCTATAGGTTGGTTCTATAATTTGCTCTTGCAACCAAGCAATATCATCTGGGTGTATAACTGTATCACCAGAAGTATTAAAATTACATTCTAGTTCTTGCGCTATTTGTCTCCGTGACATATTTTTTGTTTCTTTTGCAAACCATTCTTGATCTCTTTCGGGATGAACATCCCACGGTAGATTAACCGGCTTAAAATCTGATTCTCCATTGTCTGCTGTAACATAGGTTTTATGAAACCAGTTCCCTACACCATTTGGAGTTGACAATGCTATACACCGACCACCAGTCGATAGTGTGGGATAAAGACCAGTCCACAAATCATCAAGTCCATCAACGTGTGCGGCCTCATCTATAATAAGGAGAGATAGTGCTTCCGAACGACCTGCGTCACCAGAAGTTGAGGCGGCTTTGATTTGCGATCCATTGGAAAGTTCAAATGAAGTTCTGTTGTCTACTTTAATCTTTGCCACTTTCATCCAATCTGGAAGATATTGCATAATGTTCTTGACCTTCTTTACAAGGTTTGCTGCTGTTTGAAATTTGGTTGCAATGACAAGAATGTTCTTATCACGGTGAAACAACATAAACCAAGCACAATAAGCCGCTGAAATTGTTGAAATCCCAAGCTGTCTGGCTTTTAAAATGATTGTAAAACGAAAATCATTAAAATCATTTATCAAATCATCTTGATAAGGGTATGTCTTAAACGGAATAAGTCCATGCATTGGATGTGAAATTCGACAATAATTGTTTATGAAGTATTGAGGATCTTTACCGGACTTCACGATTTCTTTTACGATTTCTTTCTTAGAAAGAGAGAAAGCCATTATTTTTTCTCGTTGTCACCTTTCTTGATGAACTCATTATTTGGTCGTTTTGCGGCTTTAAATTTCTCTATAAAGTCACGCGTAATTTTTCTACTCTCTTCAACAGCAGGATCCATTGTTGGCATCTCCTTAATTCCGCTGATTTTATAGTGTTGATACGCTTGCACAAAAGTACGAACTCTAGAAGTAGATTGTACAAGAACCTTGATTTCTCCGTCTGCCGTAAGAGTTACAGAATTACCTGTAATTGATTTATATTCTTTTTGTAAGAACTTTTTAATTTCATTAAGTTGGCGAGCAATGTCACCTTCAAAATCTTTTGATTGGTGAACTTCCTTCAAACGAATATCTGATTGGTACTTAATGCAGATTTTGTTTGCATAAAACTTTATTCCAAATCCATCGTTAACTCTTTGATCCATAATTGGGCAACCTTCTTCTCGTCGGAGTCCAACTTTGCGAACTTGTCCGTCTAGAGAAAATCTCTCATCATGTGCTCCATCATAAGCATTTGCGGCTGCTTGTGAAAGCCCTTGTATAATTTCTAATATGTTTGATTCAGCCATTTTTAGGTCTCCATCCTGATTTCCAGCGATCTTCGCGTCCTTCAACCCACTGAATGTAGCATTTTTCACAACAATCAAACTTAGACATATAAACATCATCATTTGACTTAAAAGAATAAACATTACATACAGGACAAGAACGTTTAGAATTCTTTGTAATTAGTTTCTTTGGGATTAAAACCCCATTTATCTCTTCTTCATCATTTATACCGGATTCCTCAAATCGATAGAAACCCTTGAGTTCCTCAAGATATTGTTTTTCTTTTTCATCGTTCCACCCTTTCTTTGGGTGTTGCACTGTTTCTTCGCCATACTTTTCTGTTATAGCTTTCTCAACCTTTACGGCATAATTGGGATCTTTCTTCTTCACTGTGTTAGTCCGGGCTTAACTGCGTACATAATTCCAACTGAAATTCCTGCACCAGCGATAAATCCACCGATGAGTGGCCAAATATTATTTTGCGGCCTCAGTTCATCTATATGTTCGTCTTGTAATTTAATTAGTTCGTTAAGCTTCTCAATCTCTGCATCTGTTTGTACTTTTAAAACATCATAACGGTATTTCTCTAAAATTTTATTCTCGTTCACTTTAAATTCAACGAGAGCATCACAAGTTAGATCTTTTGTTGCACTGTCTTCAACTAGAATCCTCATTGCTGCTTCGTTAAGCAAACGACCATCCCATGGAACAGTTTCGCCTGTTTTCATTTCTTTATACTTTGGCTCTTCTGCAAATAGAAGAGAGGCTAATAAAATCATAAATCCATCCTCAACTTACCAGCTTTTTTTAACATTCTAGAAACAATAGGGTTGTTCTTAACTAAAATTTTTGAAATGGACTCTTTGTGCCATTCATTATCAAACGGATCTTCATTTGCATTTTTTACTCGCGCTTGATGTGAGGAAGTCTTCCAATCACCCACACCAGCAGAATAAAAAATAGAAGCAATTTGATCACAATCATCGGATTTGTCATCTGGTGTCAGTTGTTTTATTTTATTTTCATCGCTAAAAATAGCTTCAATACTTCTCTTTGTAACATCCATTTGAACCTTTTGGACATCTGATCGGCTGGATTGATAAAAATCGTATACTCCTTTTGCCGCTGTGGAAACCAGTTGTCGATCACTTGTCAGTCCTTTT